GTGCAATTTGGTCATTATCTATTGGTGTTAGTAAAGCATCACTTGACAAGAAATAAGGTGCTGTTTCTTCCATTCCTTCCATAGTAATTGTAAATCCAGATAAATCACCAGCAGCTGCACCAGTAACGACAGTTCCGCCAGTTAGTTCAACACCATTTTCAAATCCACATAAAAAAGTATTACCATAGTAATCAGTAACAGCAACATAAGGTCTTGCAACAGCTATAAGTTGAAGTTCTGCTTGTGTTTTTGCATCTAAAAATGTAAAAGTTGCATTTAAAGTTTGTGTATAAAAAGTTGTTCCATTTTCTCTGGAACTTGTAACAGTTGTTTCTAAAGATGAAGATCCTTTAACATCCCACTTTGTCCAACCTGTAACTGATCCTGTAAATCCAGTTACTTGTTTAGATGTAGCATCAATTGTAACTGCTGTTAAACCACCAAAGTCAGCAAAATAAATTGTTTTTATTCCGCCAAATGCTGATTTACAAGGTAATTTTCTTCCTGTTGTAAGTAAACACGCCATAATTATTTTTTATTTTTTATAAATATGGGTAAGTAAGTTTTATCCCACTTACCCAAATTTTAGTTAATATTAAGCGTATTCTACTAAATCAGATGCAATACCGAATTGCACACCAGAAGTAAATCGCATAACCATTCTTACATTGTTAGATCCATCTAAGTCAACCATATCAAGAACTTTAACTTCTTGGTTGTTGTTTAATAGCCCAGTTCCAAAATATAAATTGCTAACTTGAGCAGCATACATTTTGTTGTCAGACATTCCAGGACAAACAAATATTTTAACTCCATCTACTGTAAGATTTCCGTTATTAAACCATTGTGTTCCTTTGTTGTCAATACCAGCGTTTGATGTAGCAGCTACTGAAAAACCACCAAGTGCTTGTACATAAAATTTAGCTATTGAACTTGGAACGTAAACATATAAATCTTCTTTTCCGTATAATGTGTTTGGTATAGCAGAAACTACTTTTTGTAATTCAGCAACTACATTCCCTGAAGTTACACCACCACCTACAGCAGCAACTTGTTGACCAGCAGGAATATCCCCAGCAGCAGCAGATGCAGCAATAAGTTTTTCAAACCCATCAAAAGAATTGTTAGAAGCAGCAGCAGTATCACCTTGCCAAATATTTAATTCAGTAGATTGTGCAACTTCAGCAGCAACGTGAGCAATTAAAAAATCAGAAAACTTAGGTGGTAAAGATTGACCTAAACCAAATCCCATTGACTGACTTTCCCAATCGTTTACGAAATCTTTTTTACAAAGTTGAAGATTTACTTGTAATTCATTTGGTTGAATTATTCTTTCAGTTAGTGTTATGGCAGATGTTGGATCAAAATCACAAGAAGCTGGTTGTACCAATGAACTTGTTGCAAGTTTTTTAATTACTTCTTTAAACCCAATGTTACTTTTTACAGTCAAACCACCATCGTTAATTGTACTTGAACTTAATAACGCTGCGGCTATAAATTGACCTGCAAATTCACCAGAATAGCTTGTCGATACGTTCACAGCTGTTGCAAGATGTACCTTTTTTTGATTACTCATTTTATTATTTTTTATTTATTAATTAATTATTATGATTCTGAAGCCCAGATTCCAACACCACCAATTATGTACCATTGTGTTAAAGCTACTGCTCTAATTATAACATAATCACCTTTGTTTGCTGTTGCTTTTGTGTTTATCCAATCTTTATCAACTACACCACTTGCTACTGAATCAGCAGAAGCATTAGCAATACTACCATTAAAGCCATCAGTTGAATGAGGACTTAATGTAATGATATTGTTTCCATCTGCTCCAGAGTTTCTGAATAAGAAAGTCATTCCTAAGTTTTCTGAATGAATTTTTGGTAAACTTATTACTAAAGCATCTGTTGCAATATTATGGTCAATACCAGCATCTTGTCCTGGAACAGAAACTGATGCAGATAATGTTTTTTGCGAAACTTGATTACGTTCCACATCATTTGATAAATAGTTAAAAGTACTCATTTTGTTATTTTTTTTTTATTTGTTATTATTTATTTAATCTTGCTAAAACTCTGTCTAATACAGTTGGTATTCTATTTGGTGAAATATTAAAACCATTATTAGAATTAGTTGATTTTTTTTCTGGACTATGTTTTATAGGTGCAACAGCTACATCAGAAAATTCTTCTTTTACAGTTCTGCTTTTTAATGGTGCATCCTTTGACATTTCTTCTTCTACATCTTCCATTTTAGATTCTTTATCACCTTTAAGATCTGAAATTGCATCTTCAAGGTTTTGAATTTTAACTTCCATTTCCCTAAAAGAATCTTTAGTCACATAATTACCTTCATCTGCCATTTCTTTTTCATCATCTTTCATCTTTTTTTCTTTGTCGTACATATCTTCTGTTTCTTCTTTACCTTCTTCTTTTTGTGGTACTTCATCTGATACATCTCGCATATCTGCAATAATTCCTTCTTCTTCAACAATTAACAAACGACCATCTTCAAGTATATATTCCCCAACTGGCATTGCAACTTTTTCATCATCTGTTTTAATGAAAATTTCTTTTCCTTTTTCAAAGCTTTCTGCTTCAACTAAAGTTCCATTTTCAAGTTTCATTTCTTCAAGCTTTACTTCTATATTTAAAAGTGTCTTGATTTGGTTAAGCATTTCGGTAGATTTCATAATTATTTATATAACGTGATTAATTTTAAATTTTGTATTTTCATATTGTTCTTGTTATTGATCCTATGCCTTGCGCCCATATAGAACCATTGCAACATTCCCTTGAATATGTTGGAATGTCTGGACATAAACAACCCCTTTGCCCACCTGTTTGACCTGTTCGTGCAGCAATATATCCTGGATCGCCAGGCCTTAAAACATTTTTAATTGTTCTTTTGCTCATTAAGATTTTAAAGTTGAAGCTTCTTTTACTGATATTTTTGATATAGCAGCTTCTTCCAAAGCCATATCTTGTACAATATCTAATAAATCGTAATTTTTTATATCATCTGGTTTAACGCCTAAATCAGCAGCAGCAGTTTTAATTTTAGCTTTTAAATTTTTAATATCTGGAGACCAGCTGCCTAATTCACTTACATAATCTTTTACTTCTGGTATCATAGATTTTACTTTTTCAACAGCAACATAAGCAACATCACTTTGTTTATCA